ACCATCTAAGAAATTATTTTGGATATGGAGAATCAGAAATTAAACAATATATAGAAGATTACATTAATAAAGATGAATTAATAGAAGATGTTATTAGTATGGATGGATTTGGTCAAACATTAAATAACTACGATGGTATTCAACATGAAGTTGAATTTGATGGTACAGATTATTATATATTTCAAATAGGATAATGGTAGCGCACTTTTTCGACATAGATACTTTTGTTAAAGTAGAACAAAAAGTTTGGATAATTGATAAATCCAAACCAAATAGTCCTGTTCTTAAATTAAGTAAATCAGATTATAATGTTTTGAAAAAAGGTTTATTTTTAAATCAAAATTTAAAGTTAAGAATTGGTGGTGAGTATTTTTATTTCAATAAAGAAATGTTAGATTCTATTAAATTAGGATGTAAAAAAATAAAAGCTAATGTTTCTGATTTAACTTTTTCATTTACTGAATTTAAAAATATAGAATCATTAAACTATAAGTTAGATTTAAGTTCTATTAAACATTTGTTTAGAACTAATGATATTGTTTATATAGTTTGTTCTAAGATGAAAAATCCTTTTTATGAAAAAATAGTAGAAGAATTAAACCAAAAGTTAAGATTAAATGGTATTAAACCAAGAGATTTTTATTTTCTTATAGAAGATTCTACTAAAGTATTGGATGGTGATAATCTTATTTACAAGAAAATGAAATTGTTTTTACAACATTTAGTTGGGTATAAAACTGAGAATAATATTTTCATTGATGAGAAATTAACAGATGTTGATGATGTTTATTACTATGGTGATAATAAAACAGATATATCAAGAATGTCATCTTTTAATAAATTATTTAGAAAATTATTATCAAATACTGATGAGTATTTAAAGGATATTATATTGGGTGATATGAACACAAGAAAGAAAACTTTAACTACACATTTTGTTTCTTCTAATAAGATGAATTTATTTGATACTAAATCATATGATTTGAGTTATAACAATAGATTAAAAAGGTTTAAAGACTTTTAACGACCCATTCTTTTGATATGTTCTTCTGTTATTATTATGAATTTATATCCCTTTTTCTTACAAAATTCAATCATAGTATTCCATTTTTGTTGGTTAGTATAAGCCATTTTTAAATCATATTCAAAATTCTTTAACTTTTTACCTTTACTTTCTGGTATTTTTAATTTACCTTCTTGTAAAGCTACTACCATACTATAATCTTTCATAGGTTTAACTTCTACTACTACTCTTTCTTTTGTTCCATCTTCTCGTGTCAGCTCATAATAAAAATCAGAATAATAAGTATGTGTTTTAACTTTTAAATCACCACCATCAAAATGTGTTTTCTGATAAGGTATAGAAATACATTCAGATCCCCATCTAGTTATATCTTCTTTATTATCTAACCATATCATCATAGTTTTCTCCCAAGATGATCTATATATAACACCACCTTTTGCGTTTAGTTTAACAACTTTATCTTTGTTTTTGGGTATGTAAACTCCTTGGTGATAATTTTTGTTCTTACTTAAAACATTTTGCATTAATAAGGATTAATTTTATTTATATATAAATTCATGGGTGTGTTAATGGAAAAATTAAATTTAAGTTTATTAGTTAATGGTAATGGTGTTGTTGATAATTTTAAAAACAATTCACTTTTCTTTTATGAGGCTTATCAGAAAAATTCAGAATATATAGAAAATGTTCCTATATCCGATATATATCCAGGTAATTTCTATTTCTTACATTATCATGATGATTCTAATTGGATGAAATATTCTCCAGTATTTGTAGTGGATTTTAAAAAGTTTAAGGATAAGGTTATTTTAATAGCTGTTAATTTCAATTTTATACCTATTGAGATAAGGGTTAAACTTTTCGATAAGTTTATTATACAAGAAGATATAGAAAATGAACGACCTTTGAAAGTTGACTTTGCTGGAATGTATGGTGAATTATTAAAAGTTGGATTTGAATATTCTTTAGTAGAATATAATTCAGCTCAGATAAAATTTGTGCATAAAATATCTTTGAATATACTTCCTAGATTTTTATATCACCAACATCCTATAAATAAGTATGACCCAAATAAGTTGATGAGTATATGGGAAGCTAAATTGAGTGGTAGAGAACAAAGACATAAAGAAATAATGTTGATGACTTTAGATGAGATGTACGATATAGAAACCGACATAACTGAGAAATATCAAAAGATGAGTGGACACATAAAAAGAATACAAAAAAGCATACAAAAGTATGGATAAAATATTTATAAAAGAGTATTTTAATATATAAATAAAAACTATTTTTAATGGCATCATACAACCCCTTTAATGAACAAGGAGAAATAGGATATTCAGAACAACAAAACACTGGACTATTCTCTAGATTACTAAGACAAGTATCATCATTCGGTATGAATTATGATGACATGGTTATTAAGAACCAAGTAGGTGTTGGTATAAACGAAGACCCAACTGCTTCTAGAAGTAGTTCTATGTATGACTTCTTTTCAAGAAGAGCCATATCATCAGTTTTGGATAAGAAATCTATTCCTTATTTAGATAAATCATATTCAGATAAGAAAAGAATACTTAGAGAATATGCTATTAAAGATGAATTAAGAGATTTTGTATCTATTATCGCTGATGAAGCTATTGTTTATGATGATGATAGAGATTTCTGTGAACCGAAATCACTCTCTAATGATTATCCAACCGAAGTTTCTGATAAATATCAAGAGATATTTGAAAGAGTTTATAATAGAATGGGATTCTCTGATAGTATAACAGCTTATAATTACATGAAGGATTTCCTTATTGATGGTTATATAGCCATTGAGATAATTTATGATGATAAAAATAAAAACATTATAGGATTTAATAGATTACAAGCAGATACATTAGTACCGGCTTATGATAAAGCAATTGGTAATCTTTGGATTCAATATCCGGAAGATCCACAATTAAGAAGAATATTCTTAGATTCACAAATAGTTTATATATCATATTCTACACAAAATGACTTTAGTGAAATTTCATATGTAGAAGGACTAATTAGACCTTATAACCAATTAAAGATATTAGAACAAACTAGAATAATGTTTAACATATTAAACGCTAGTATTTATCAAGTTTTTAGTATACCAGTTAAAGGTATGTCTAGACAAAAAGTAGAAGAACAAATAGGTCAATTAATAGCTGATTATTCAGAAGAAGTAGAATGGGATGATTCCTTAGGGACTATTAAAATGAATGGTAGTAAACATTTACCTTATAATAAACAATTATGGTTTCCTGAAGGAGATACTGGTAAACCTAGTATGGAACTATCGTCTCCACAAGGACATGATTTAAATGATGAAACTATGTTATCTTGGTTTTATAAAGCACTTAAAAGAGCTTCTAAGATTCCTTTAAGTAGATTTGAATCAGATCAAGGTGGTGGTAACGTAGCTAGTGATGCTTCTGAAATGACAAGAGATGAAATTAAGTTTCATAACTTTGTTAGAAGATTAAGAGCTAACTTTAGAGAATTGATTGTCAAACCAATCAAGATTCAATTAATGATAGAATTTCCTGAGTTAAGAGCTGATGAAACTTTTTTAAATCAGATAGATGTTAAATTTAATTCTAATCAAGTATTTGAAGAATGGAAGAAACTAAACAACCTTAGTAAAAAAGCAGAAATAGTATCAACACTTACTGGTATAACGATAACTGATGGTGATGAAGAAAGACCTTATTTCCACATGGATTATATTATGGATAGAATATTTCAACTATCTCCAGAAGAAAAAGCTGAAAACGAAAGATATTGGGCTAATTCTTCAGGTTCTGGATCCTCTGAAGAAGGAGAAGAAGGTGATGGAGATACTGATGATGGAGATACTGATGATGGTGGTGACGACTCTGGTGATGATGGTGGTGACGCTGGTGGATTTGAATTTTAACTTATGAAATATTAGAAACACTAAGACTTATCCTTCTTAATGTTTCTAATATTTTCAACCCCATACTTTTCTTTGATAGTATTTTTTATTTTATTATTTATTTCTTTACTTTGTATAGGATATTCAACACCTGTGTTTTCCTTTAAAGTTTTCTTTCTTTTGTGTTCGGAACATTTTCTACAAAAGTAAACACCCCAATCATTATTATACCTTATGTAATTTTTAAATACAATTTCTTTTTCTAATCCACACTTGTCACACTTACATAATATTTTCTTATTGGATCCAGACTTCAATAATTCCACTGGTATCATTATTTTATCTCCGTTAAATGTATCATATCCTAAGTTTTCAAAATAATCTATATTTTTTTCGGTTATTAATATTTCAATTTCTCTGGTTAGTATCATAATTATAATTATTTCTAATTATATATATAATAATAGAAAGCCTTCCTACACTGAGTTTGACGATAAAGAACCTTATGTCTATAAAAAATATTACTTATCAATTATATATAATATAAGAAAAAAAATAACATTATTTTAATGAAACCAGTTTTAATCGTAGAAAATAATAAAAATTCTTTAATCAATGAAAATAAAAATGGGAAAAAGGACTATACTATGTCCGGTATTTTTACTGAATTTGATGTTAAGAATCGTAACGAAAGAGTTTACACAGCTGATAAATTTTTACCAGCTTTAAATGAACTAAATTCCAGAATCACTGATTTAGGAGTAGTTTATGGTGAGTATGATCACCCGGATGTTTTTGATACTTCCCTATCAAGAGCTTCACACACTATAAGAAAGGCTGAATATAATAAAGAATCTAATTGTATAACAGGTGAGATTAAGTTACTTAATACACATTGGGGTAAAGAAGCTAAAGCTTTAGTGGATGATGATTGTCCAATATTTGTATCATCGAGAGCCGCTGGTATTACTGAATCAGATGGTTCAGTAACATTAAAAAAATTATTCACATATGATATTGTAGCTGATCCAGGATTTGCTTCAGCTAAAATGTCGGTTAATTCAATTAATGAATCACTAGGGTTTAAAAGTGATATCGAAACAAATTTCAGAATTTATGAAATGTCTGATGAATCAAAAATAAATGAACTATTTAACATGAACAAAGATTATGTAACAAAAGATCAATTGACTGACTACTCTAAGTACTTAGTTGAGCAGGTTGCTGTTGTTAAAAAACAAGTTAACACAGCTATCACTAAAGGTGGTGTTGAACCTAAAAAATTAGAACAATTATTAGAATACTACGAAGAATTGAATAACTCATCTTCTAAAGTAGTTGATTATTTAGATTATTTATCTGAAAAACTTCAAATAGTTGTTAACGAAAATTTAGAACTAAAGAAAACTCAAAGTAATATCATTAAGCATAATGATTATTTAGCTGAGAATTTAGAAAAGTCTATTTCTTACTCTGAGTATATCGCTGAGAATTTGGATAAAAACATTGATTATTCTGAGTATATCGCTGAAAGTTTAGACAAGAATATTGCTTATTCTGAGTATATCGCTGAAAACGTTGATAAAAACATTGAGTATTCTGAGTATATCGCTGAAAGTTTAGATAAGAATATCGCTTATTCTGAATATATCGCTGAAAACTTAGATTCAAACATTGCTTACTCTGAATATATCGCTGAAAACTTAGATGAGAATATTTCTTATTCTGAATATTTAGCTGAGAATTTAGACAAATCAGTAGAATATCAATCATTGATAGCTGAAAGCTTAAAATCATCTAAATTAAATGAATCAGTTGATGTTGAAGTTCCAGCATTTGAACATTTCTTTCCTGAAGTTTATGATGGAGAAGAAACTGAAGTATCAAGAGAAGAAGAAACTGAAGAGATTGAAGTATCAAGAGAAGAAGAAAAGGAAGAAGGTAAAGAAGAAGTAGAAGGGTATAATTTAGATCCTTTGACTCCTGAAGAAATTACAGAAATTAAAGCTGAAATAGAAGCTGAACAAGCGGCTGAAGAAGCAGCAAAAGCTAAATTGGAAGAAGGTACAGAAGATGTATCTGAAGAAGTTGAAGTTGAAATAAACATAGAAGAAGCTGAAATAAACATCAGTTCTGAATCAACTGAAGATTGTGAAGAAGAATCAACTGAAAAAGAAGAAGACTGTGAAGACGATGAAGATTGTGAAGAACCAGTTGAACTTATTGATGCTCCAATCGAAGCTCCAATTGAAATGAATGAATTAGAAGAATCGACTGAAGATACTNAAGAAGTAGTAGAAGAAGATTTAACAGAATCTATAAACAAATTAATCGCAGAGGCTAAGAAACGTAAAGTTTCTGAGACTAATGATTTAAACTTTTTAAAATTCTTAAACAAGTCTCAAGTAGATAGTTATTATTCACTATCTGATGGGGATCAAGAATTAGTTAAGTTACACATAAACGAAAGTGACTATTTCTCATCGAAAGATGTTTTAAAACTAATTAGTGAATCTTTATCACAAAGAAACGAGAGTACTGAAAAAAGAGTTTTGAGATTAATGCCAAGTAAAACTATGAAAGTTTGGGAACAATTAAACGAAAGTTCTAAGAAGTCTATTTTATCACAGGCGAAATTGTATCCACAAGAATTAATGATGACTGAAAGTCAAATAGAGAATTTTTGGAGTACAAGAAAATTTAAAGCAGAAGAAACAACTAAGAAAATGATTTCTCATCAAGATATTATCCAAGAGGATACATTATCTGATAATGAGATGACTTCAATCTTAGAAAAGTTTAAAAACCTTTAAAAAAAATAAAAAATAAAAAAAAGAACATTTAATTATGGCACAAATTAGAATTGACAAAAAGAAAGCTATNANCAANTGGTCTCCNGTATTGGAGAACATGGGTGTAGCTGAAGAAAGAGTAGAATGGATGTCGGAAATGGCTGAATTTCACTCAATTAACGAAAACGCATACGCTAACGCAAACGTAGCAGGTATGGGAGGTGTTGTATCTCCAGGTCCATCAAACTTACCAGGACAAACTATAAATGGTTATGCTGATAACGGTGGTATTCAAGGATCAGGTGATGTAGGACAAAACTTGTTACCAGTAGCAATGAAAATTGCAGCTCAAACTATCGGTTTGGACTTAGTAGCAGTAAAACCTTCACCAGGACCAAAAGTAGATTTAGTATATATTGACTTTCAATATGATGATACTAGAGAAGGATCTGATGAAAGACCACAGGTATTTAAAGCATCTTTTGATGAATTAGTTGCTGTTAAAGGAGCTATTGATTTAGCTTTAACAGGTGCTGGAATCACACAAACACAAGGTGGTTTATCGGGTGGTAGAATTTATCTTGATATTGATGGTGGTGTTGCCTCAAATTTAGGTGTTTCTAAATTAGATGCTGTTGCTCCAGCACCAGGTGATACTTTAGAAGCTAAAGTTGAGTTTTTAGGTTACTCAAGAATTGATGGATTACCAATCTTCAAATCTTATAGACAAGCTAACGTTGCTTCTACATCATCATTCATATTTAACCCACTGGTTAATACTTTTGTACCAGCTGTAGCTATGACAGCTCAGTTTTTAGAAATCGGTGGTATTCAAGTAGGTAATACTACTATTGAATTAGTATCAGCTTTAGAAGATCATATCCCAGGTTTCTCAGCAAACTGGACATCAGGAAATGGTGCAGCAGGTGATTACCCAATGAGTAGAGCAGATGATGATAGCAGATATTCTGGTGTTATCGGACCAAAAATTTCTACTAAGTCAGTAGCAATTGGTACAATCGAAGTTAGTTCAGCTTTAAGAAGAACTGAAATCGAAGATATCAAAGCTAACACAGGTATGGATATCGTTCAAAAAATGGAATCTGTATTGGTTAATGAATTATCTCAAACAATCTCTAAGCAAATTGTTGCTAAGATATTTGAAATGGGTGAATTAAACAGATCTACAGCTCCATTGAGACAAGGACCAACAGTTGGTGGTGTTACTCCAGCACCGGTTAGTGTATTTGATTTAAACACTAATTACGCAGGTGTTAATGTTGGTGGTGAAACTACTCACGCTGTACAACGTAAGTTAATCACTAAGATTGCTCACGCATCTAACTTCATTGCAACTGAAGGTCGTGTTGGACCAGCTCAGTACTTAGTAACAAATGGAGGATTGGCAGCGGCTATTCAAGATATCGCTGGTTATACAATCAACCCAGTTAAATCTAAGATAAACGGTCAAGGTCAACTTTACCCAGTTGGACAAATCGGTGATATTTCTGTATATGTTGATCCATATATGAGATATAACGATAACAGAATCGTTTTAGGAAGAAAGAACAACCCTGATCAACCAGGTGTAATCTTTGTACCTTACTTGATGGCACAATCTATCTCTCTTATCTCTGAAGCGACTTTCGCTCCAAGAATCTTATTGAGATCTAGATATGCGATTACTGAAGTAGGTTTCTTCCCACAAAAGCAATTCATGACTATTGAAGTTCTTGATGCTAATGGATTATTAAACTAAGATTTAGTATAATAAATAATAATAAAAAACCCACCAAATTGGTGGGTTTTTTTATTTTATCTTGTTTTTGAATTCTTCTTTGTATATTTCAATAACTTTATCATATTCTTCCATCAATCCTGATTTAAACTTATCGTTATCTATCTTTTGTTTACTAATATACTCTTTGATATAATCTTCATAATCAAGTGATATAGATATATCATATTTTTGTTCATCTTCTGAATTAGAATCATCATCTTTACTTTCATCTACCTTTTCAACAACATCATCTATATAGTCAATAGTTTCGAATCTTTTTTGTTCTAATATAACTTCTAACTTTCTTCGTATTTTCCTATTACCCATAAGTAATGAGTTAGATACTAATAAATCAATATAATCACTATCTTCTATATCATATAATGATAATACATCTTCTTGTGTTCTAACATAAATCTTTTTAAATACAGGAGATACTTTGTTTGGTATAAACTCTTCACTACCATCTTCTATGTCTAATATAGTTATACCCTTTTGATCACCCATATCATTTCTATCCATCTGAAAGTTAGAACCAACAAAAGTAAAGTTTTTATTACGTTGTACTATATGAATATGTCCAGAATAAACTTTTCTGAAATTTGAAAAATCATCTATATCAACTTTGTTTAAGTTTTTATGAGCAATTGATGTTAAGTGCATCTTACATCCATTTAAATCCGAATGACAAAATAAATACTCACAATCTTTATTATCATGTATAACTTTTATCTGGTCTTTCTTATGATGTATATAAGGCATCATTAATAAATTAATACCCTCATGTTCGACCTTAGTTGTTTTATCGTATATAAACACATTAGGGATGTATTTAAAAGGTCTTACGGTGTTTATTTCATTAGCTGATTTGGACCAAGAGTCGTGATTTCCTATTAGAATATGAAATGGCGCTATAGTTGATATTTCTTCTACTACATCTAAAGCAAAATTCATTAAATTAATAGGTATGATATTTCTATTATCAAATAAATCACCTAAGTGTATTATTATATCACCTGGTTGAACTTTTTCCTTTAATAAAGGTATTAGAAAATCTTTGAAATATTGTTGATGTGCTTTATACCACTTATCCACTTTATTTGGATAACCTAAGGCAATATGTGTATCACCTATTAAGAAAATTTTACTCATATAAAAAATTTATTAATTATATGAGTAAAATCTTTATTTGTTTTTAAGAGTTTTTAAATGGCTTCTTTAAACCATTTATCTTTTTGATTACATCATCATTCAACTCATTTAGATTACCTAAAAGAACACCAGTGACTTTTTCTATCTTTATGATAGCAACTGAGTTAGTTTCATCTTTCATTATGAATGGAGTAAGTTCCTTATTTCCATACTTAATATAACTTATTTCCTTAGGTAGTGATCCCTTTTTAATATTATTCTTGGATAACTTAGATATATAAATTCCTTTATCGACTTTACTAACATCACCTGATTCATCAAAATCAACATCCTTATTCTTTAAAGTATTTATCTTTTTATAATCTTCGAATAAATATAATACATTTGAATCATCTTTTTTTCTAACATAAAGATAAATTTCATTATCATCTCCTTTTGGTAAAATAGTGTATTTACTTTTCATTTTCACTTTATATAAACCAGATACCCCAACATTAATTTCATCAACTTCTTTAAGTATAGTAGATTTTTTCTTTTCTGGTTTATCAACATCATCAACTTTTGGATTTTGTTTCTCAGGTTCACTTTTTTCATATTCACTTATTTTAAAAACATCTGCTATATCTTCGGTATTTTCTTCACCAAAGTATCCTTGTAAGAATTTAAGTTGGTCACTTCCACCCTTACCTCCTGATATCTTATCACCTTCTAAAGCGTCAATAATAAATTTATAAATTGAGTTCTTTGGTTTAATTGGATCGCTACCATCTGATAATACAACTCTACTATCATCCTTTTTTAAAGCGTAATCAAATTCATCTATTATATCTATTACAATTTTATTCCATTTATCATATAATTTAATATTTCTAAATGGTCCAGATCCTGGTTTTTTAGCATCTACTCCAGATCCATCAAGAGCCTCCCAGCTATTAGCAATAGCTACTGTTACTTCACCATCTGTTCTTTGTGATGGAATGTTTGTTTTTATATAAATTCTAGAAGCTTTTTTAAATGTTTTAATTATATCAAAAACATTTATAATCCATTTAGGCTCTTTCAACGTCTTTTCTAACTCAGTTTTAGTTTTTTCTATTTCAATTCTATTTTTTTCTACTTCGGCTGGTTTAAGATAATTATTAACCCAAAAGTTATATTTAAGAGGTTCTTTAGTTTCATCAAAAGTAACTGTTTCTATTTTATCATCCTTTACTATTATTTGAGTTTTTAAATCTTCTTGAAAATAATCAGATAAAATTGCTTCATTTATAACATAGAAATACTCATTATTCTCTTCTGAATAATATTCAATTAATATACTATCATTAACTACTCCATCAGTAACTTCTTTTTTATTGCCTTTAACTGCTGATTTAACTCTATCGTTTTTATTAACATCAATATCAGAATCAGAATTTTTTTCTTTTTCTTTAACAGCCTTCTTGAATTTTTCTATAGAACCCTCTTTATAATTAACATTATACTTTTCATTCCAAAGGTTTTTTAAATGTTTAAATATATTTTTTTTGTTTTTATTTAATGTGCTTATATTTTTTGTTGATAATGTTATATATGTCTCATCACCTTTCTTTCTATTTGCGTTTATCACATAATTCCATCTTTTAGTATCATTAGATAAATCTATATTTACTTGTTTCTTTTTACCATTTTCTACAAAATAAAAACTCATATTATCGTCATCGTTTTTATTTAGTTTTGCATTTGGTTTAATAGATTTAATCCTTAATGAATCATTAAATATAAGGTTCATTTCAGGAAAAGCTATTTTTATTCTATTTAAAAAACTTTTAGGTCCAGCTTTTCTAGTATTTGTTATCCATCTAGCATTTGGTCCAGCTTCATAATTATCTCCAGTCATCTTGGATATTACCTCACCGGTTTTTTTATCTACTTCATAATCAGGTGTCTTAATACCACCAAACCTCAAAAACTTTAATAGACCTATACTAACAGTATCTTTCTTTTTCTTAGATTCTGGTTTCTCACCTTCAGGTTCTTTCTCACCTTCAGGTTCTTTCTCACCTTCTTTCTTTGGTTCAGGATCCTTTTCGATTTCTTTATTAATAATATTTACAACAATACTAATATTGTTAGTTATTTCTTGTTTAAAATCACCTTCTACTTTATCCGGAGATTCTAGTTTAATATTAATTTCTTTTATTAATTTCTCTATTTTTTCTATCTTCTCTTCACTTATAGATATTTTTTCAATTTTTTCTTTTAAGTCAACTATAATCCTTTCTAATTCTTCTTTATTAGAATCATAATTATTTTGTATGTTTGTTACATTAGTTGTATTGGTTGTATTATTAGTTGTATTAATAGGATTATTATTTATAATCGTAATTATTGTATCACCATATTTTGTTATAAATTGCTTAATATCTTCTTGATCTTTATCACCTTCTGTTACCTTTATTTCAGGAATTTCTGGTTCCTCATCTTCAGGTTCTTCGTCCTCAGGTTCTGGTTCTGGTTTAGGTTCAGAATTTTTAACCCAATTTTGTATAGCTATTAAAGCTTCTATAGAATCCTCATTTTTATTAGTTAGATTATTTATTATTTCTTCTATGTCATCATCTGACATACTTTCCATATATAATTGGATGTCTTTTATTTTTCCTGTTTTAAGAACATCTAATAATCCTTCTTCTTTTGATAATAAATATAATCTTCTTTCGAATTCTTTTAATTGTTCCTTTAATTCTGGGTTTTCATCCGTAACTGATTTAAGTGTGTCTTTTAATAAACGATTTCTAAGAGTGTTTCCTAACCCATCTAATCTTTTGCTATTAATGGCTTTAGCACCTAGTCTAAAGGCTGATGAAAATAATCTACCAACTAAACTATCGCCCCAGTTGATATCATTTTGTAAACCACCTTCTAAAATAAGGTTATGTTTCTTTTCGTTTAAGAAATTTGAACGACTTTTAATATATTTCATAAATTTGGGTATTTTACGTTTGTATTATATATTAAAGATTAATATTGTATTTGTTATTTATTTACAAAAAAAAACACACAATAAGATTGTGTGTTTAGTTATTTTATATGTATGATAATTAATTACATATTTCCATCTAAAAATCTTTTTTCAGATTCTGTTATGTTTTCAATTCCTACTTTAGATATTTTATCTAATATAGAATCAACACTTAGGGATTCTAAGAAGATTCTAGAAGATTCTATTTTTTCTTTTTCTTTTTTATAATCAAATGTTTGTTCCGATAAAAAATCTGATAAATCTGGATTTATAACAATTTCGTCATCATCTTTTGGTTTAACAGCCATTAAAAACCCATCAATTATCCACATTTCATCGTAAGACTCAAAAGCTTTTTTATATGACATTCTAGTTTTATCTTTATGCTTTCTATCTATCTGATATGTATTAAGAACATTTCTTAACACATCAAAATTATCATCAGATTCAACATACTTAATAATTTCTTCTACTGAATTGAAATCTGTTATTTTAAATCTTATAATACCTTTGGTGTCTAATTTCATGTTATTTGATTTTTAAGTTTTTATTCTTTTCTTCCATATATTAAATATACGAAAATTATTTGAAAAAGGTAACAACTATTTGAAAAAAAATCCATAAATTAATATTATGATTGTAAATAATCAAGTAAAATATAATAATAGAGGTATGACCTTTTATAATAAAGGTGATTTTAAAACTGCTTTAAAGTGGTATAGAAAGTGTTTACCTGATTGTGATAAACAAATATTATTTAATATAGGACTTTGTTATCATTCATTAAGAGATTTCAAAAATTCTATTAAGTATTATGAATTATATGAAAAAGAAATAGGTGTTGATAATATCTATGAAAAAAGTTTGATATACTTATTAAGTGGTGATTATAAAAAAGGATTAGAGATTTATAACACTAGAATTGGTAGACATTCGAAAGATGGTGTTCATTTTCCTAATTTACCAATAAGTTGGATAAATAACTTAGATGAATTAAAAGATAAAAATATTTTAGTTTTAAATGAACAAGGTTTTGGAGATGAGTTTTTATTTTCTAAATCCTTTGTAGAAACTACTAAAGTATGTAAGTCTGTTAAAATACAAGTTTATCCAGAAACTATAAATTTATTTAAATATTTATATCCTACTATAGATTTCTTTACTGAAAGAACCTTATCAATGGAATTAGTTTCATCCTTTGATGGTTATATATCTACTGGTGAATTATTTGCTTTATATAATAAATCAAGTATTAAACCATATGAATATAAAGAAACTGAAATAGATAAAGGTAAGGTAGGTATATTCTTTGCTGCTAATCCNGAATCNAAAAATGCTAAAGAAAGAAGTATTGATCCTAATNTTTTNAGAAACTTAACCGATAAATATAATTTAGTTAATTTACAAAAAGGACATACATTAGATTTTTGTGAAAACCCTACTTTAAATGATTTCTTAGATACTAAAAATGTTATTGATACATTAGACTTTGTTATTACAATTGATTCATCTGTGGCTAATCTATGTGGCTTAATGGGTAAAGAATGTTACTTAGTCAATAAGAAATATTTAGATTGGAGATATATCAATAAATTTTATGATTCTATTGACATTATATCTATGTTGGAAATAAATGATTTATAATTTAATATATAAATAATGGAACATATAAAAACATTCGAAGGATTTATGGATATCTTTAAATCAGATAAAGATAAACAAGATATTGATACAAAAGAACAAGAGATAGAATTTAAAACTTCTGATGGGTCTTCGAAGAGTGGTGATTCTACTAATTTCGTTATTATTATAAAGGATAGTAAATTAAAAGATTCTGAATCTAAAAAAATATCAAAAATATTAAATAAAAATCCAAATAGTTCTTGGTGTGTTGTTGATGAGACTAAATGTAAAATAGATTATAACAATAAAAAAGTATTAGTATCAGATTCTCACTTGGTATATAAGATGGAATCTATTTCTAATGATACTTTAATATATTTTATTACATATGATGATGGTTTAAAAAATAATGAATTAATAAAATTAGATAATAATAATATTAAATATAATAGTAATGTAGTTTTGGATAAAGAATCTACTTCAAAAAATAACACAATAAATATTTTAGTTCTTAAAGATATAGGTGATTTACCAAAAGACAATGATAGACTTCATTTTCATTTTAATAAAAAAGCTATAAATACCTCTTGGTAAAAGAATGATATTAACAGTTATCGTCTAAAAATTGTTTTTCTTCTTTTGATATTTTTTCAATTCCTACTTTTGATATTTTATCTAATATAGAATCAACAGTCAAATTTTCAATAAAAATTTCTGATTCTTTCTTTTGCTTCTTCTTCTTTTCCTCCTTTTTGTATTCTTCTAAGTAGTTAAATGAGTTTTCTAATAGATATCTAGTGAAATCTGGATTTATTATTATTTCATCCGAATTTATAGTTCTTTTAGCTATTATGTAGTTGTTTAGTACCCAAATCTCATCGAATTTTTTATATAGTGTTTCATAGTT